TCAATACCTGATAAGCATGGAATAGATGATGCTAATACAGGAAATTCTTGAAAATCTTTAGTTGAATTAAACTCTGACTCGCTTCCAAGGAAGTAGTTTAAAGGTACACTACCTAAATTTAAAGAAGGTCTTGATAATAAAACTCCTCCTGATGGGGAAGTAGAGACATAAGAAAAGGTTCCATCAGCTTGTGTTCCCCCTGGGAAAACAAATGCTTCAGGAGAGGTGCTAGTGACTGCTACTCCGCTAGGAGAAACTAGTCCTAATCTATACCAACCTCCTCCTAAATCTTTAATTAAGGTGTCTCCCCCAGGTTTAATATCACAAACGCCCTTACCATCAGAGTCCCAGTAAAAGGAACCACTAGTGGATGAACCGTGCCTGTCTAGTCTTAAGCTAGTTATGCTTCTTCCTACGCCCATACCACTATCTATATTCTCAGGAGGATACTCAAAATCGTATTTACAATCAACAGTAAATATCATTGGGGCATTAACCATCCCTGATAAATGAGCGTTAAATCCACTGAAGTTTATATAAGAACTTGTGGTTATGCCTTGCATAGAATTTATCTTTAAAACATGGCTTGATAAATCAAAGGGGCTCCTGTCTCCATCAAGACTATTGTTAACATTAAGATCAGAATAAGGAATAGGGGCTTCCCCAATAGTACCAGCACTAACAATAAAATTATGTTTTTTGTATTTATGAAGGTTTTGAAGATAGCCACCAGCGCCCTTTCCTACAGTAAACCCTTGTATGATATAATTTGAAGCATCAAGAACCCTTTCTTGGACTACCCCATCAACTATAGATACTGATGATGGCATAGTAAGAAAGTCTACAACGGATTCAGCAGCACCATCCATAATTAGATTGCTTTCCGAGAGTATTAACTCCGACTTCCCATCAGAAGGATTTCTATATATTTCTACTACGCCTTTCATTAATTTATTATACTAATATTAGTATACCTCTGAGCAAGTAATAATACCCCAGCAGGCCAATTACCTTGAACAACAATATCCCTATAATTTAGTCTACCACCACCATAAAACCCGTTAGGGCCTGCCTTAAACTCAATTGAAGGACCTTGATTTGCTCTTTTTTGTGCTGTTATTGCTTGATTTTTATAAAAACTCATTATTTCTAAAATCTGATAAGGCTCTAAGTCTTCATACTCAGTAAAATTAGATTTTATATAACTACCTCTAGTAGTCCCAATAACCTTAACAGAAGATAAAGAAAAATTATTATTATAATCTACTTGCCTTAGCAAACCAGTATATTGCTTCTGTGGTTTAACAGTTCCATTAGAATAGAACTTTTGTAAAGTATATGCATTTATTTTTATAAATAATTTAGGAATAGCTATTGGAGCCCCAGTATTAGGACTTAACCCTATTGCTGCTGTTACTTTTGCATTATCAAAAAACATATTCCCACTTAAATCTATAGAAATATCATTTCCACTAGGTATTAAAGAACCATCCTCTTTGAAAAATCTTACAGGGTCGTATGTAACTATATTCTCTAAAGAGTAATCATCAATATCAGAGGATATTTCCAATCTAGAATAAGATTTCAAAGTTTCATCTACAGTAGATATGCCATCTAGTATCCAAATCTTACTACTATCAATACTGGCGTTAGGAATTAATTCTATAACATACTTTTGATCTTCTCTATGAACTTGGTTATAAGCTCTATAGTAACTTAAAGGTACTTTTATAGGTTGGTTATTAGTATTAAAGTTTAAACGATCTACAACTAAATTATCTTTTTTAAGATTCCATAGTTTTGACAAATTAGTAACTTCAGAAAAACAAGCGTTACCTGCATCAGTAAGAGAGGATTGAGGATGTTCTATGTTATGAGATAAATCATTTATTAGATTTTGTAGCCCTTTAGTTTTAGAAGTTACTGTAGATACAGGCTTCATCTCCCATTTTCCATTTGGCGAATAATTCCAGAACACATAATTTCCATCAAAATCCTTCTCTGCCTCTGTGTGAATCCATACGCTGTAGGACCTACCACCAGTAAGCAAGTTTTGGTCATTCATGAAAATAGATTTTGTTGTGACGCTAAACTCATGTTCTGGGGAGAATAATACATCTTGGTCTCCATAATCAAAGGAGAATCTTAATCTACTTCCAGGTAAAGTAACTTTAAGACCTAGCAAGTTATTTTCTAATAAAGCAGAGTCATCATCTAAAATATTTCCATTATCCGACAAGGAGAATACAGACATTTTATTAGGGGTAGCCTTATCATAAATAATTTCAACCCCACTGAAGTAATAAGGATTTCTATATTCAGGATTTTTTACATATAAAGAAGAGGTTTCTGATTTATAAATCGAATCATCACCTATAGCTGACAATAGAAATTCATTATTATCATTAATACTCCTATTCTTTTTATTAGTTTTGGTTGTATCTACCCCTGACCCATCTAAAGTTAAAAGACCATTCCATAAATAGGGTCCATTAATTTTAGAAAGTATGTTACCACCTCCATTAATATAACTAGTAAGTAAGTTATAAGAAGTAGTTTGATTAAAGGAATCTTTAGCAAAGAAATTCTCATAAAGATAAGGTAATCCTCTTATGCTGCTTTTACTTCCTCTCCTGTAATATTTACCAAACTTTTTATTATAAAACTCGTCCTGTGTTAAATCATAGGAATCCCATAAGGCGTTATATACATTTCCGTAGAAGTCTTTCCAATTATTAAATAGGAATAAATGTTTATTTACATCTAAAAACTTTAAAGTTTTATAATGTATTTTTCTTTTAATTAAATCGTAAATTAATTTAGGAAGATCTTCTATATCATCTCTATATCTATAATTATGTCCTTCATAAACCTCTATAGCATCCAAACCTCTAATACTAAATGTATTAGAAGTATCTACTCCATAAAAGACTCCTGAAGAATCTAAAGTTTCACAAGATTCATAAACCCCAGGTAAATCAAAGGTATCTGTTACAGGAGTAAAAGAATAAGAACTAAAATTAAATCCCAATGGGATATACCCACTAACCCCCCAATCATAAGATTGTTTAATCCCAGCCCCTGTTACTGTTCCTTTATTAAGCCTTATAGGGTTGTTAAAACCATCTCTAGTAAACCAATCACCTTTCCATAAGGTCTTTGAATTATCCCTTCTTCTTTTTGAGGATCTTCCAAGACAAGGTATATAATCCCCACTGAGGGTTAACGGGTATCCACTTAAAATATAATTAGTTGAAATCTGATCTTTAATTATACCAAATCTTAATCTATCTCTTTTAAAAACTGATTTGTTTAAATGAGTTGTTCTAGATTTAGTATCATCAAATCCAGGAAGAATGTATCTAGCTAATAAACCAGCCTTTTCACTCCTCATGTCAACGGAACATAGTTGAAAACCACCCATAGTACCAGAAGCACTAGGTTGATCTAAGAAAGATACAGTAGCTCTAGGGGCTAACGCCACAAAAGTTATGTAAGGATCTCCAAGAAGTAAATCAATATGAGATCTAGGAATAGCTTTAGCAGGTACAAACTTATGTATAGACTCTAATGATGCGAAAAAGTCTTCTCTATCAAAAGCCCCAGGATTAAAAAATTCGCCATCTATATTAGTTGATGATATACTTAAATTGAAATGAGAGGATTTTCCATTCCATATAGGAATAAAATCAAAACTATCCCTGTCGTAATTATTCATTAAAGTTGAATAGTTAGGGGGTAGATTCATAGAGGAGGTCAAAAAGAAAAACCCATTATTATAATATTTTGGGTCTTGTTGCCCTTTTACAGTGTTATCTAAAACATAATTATAAAATGCTTCCGCAGAACTAATAGTTACGCCTAAACATATAAGTTTATTTTTAAGAAATTCTACTAAGTCTTCAGAAATGGAGCAGTCTTTATAAAACTTTTCATACTCCCAAGGAGGTATACCAAAGTTCCTATTTCTAAAATTAAATGAAAAAGAAGGATCATTAAGATTAAATGCGTAACCTTTCAAATTAAATAAATGAGGATAAGCTTCTACAGAATCTAAAAGAATATTATCAATTACAAAACGAATAGAATTATCTAAATTAGTATTATCCCTTTCCCCATTTGAAAAACTTTGCGCTTTATCTTGTGTCCATGAATCTAATCCACTAAACAGAGTTGAATCTGTTTTTAAAAGATAATACATTAAATTTGGAACATAAGACTCATAAAACTCATTATATTGAGATGAGAAATCTAAGTTAAAGCTGGGTAGAACTACTTTAATAAGATTCTCTAACCCTTGTCTTGTCCCTTTTTGTTTATATAAAGATATTGCTGACCTTAATTGCCTTCTCCAAGCATCAGTATTGGATGTATAAAATTCCCACCCAATTATATCTGCTAAATATGGTAAAAGATCATTAGGGCAATCCTCTATAGAATGTAAAGTTTCTAAAGAAACAATTTGATCATTTATATCTGATATAAGAAACCCTGCTGCTCTCTGTAATCTATAAAAGGGTCCACCTGGGAGGAGGTCATCTGGGTAAAAACCATTCTCTACAAAATCAGCAACAGAATCCCTGATATAAGTATCTGATTCTGAGCCATAGGCTTCTGTATACATGATATTGGCCCATGTCTTTATTTTATCTAATGATTGTGTTCCACTTGTCCAAAGGTCAGTTCCTGATGCAAAAGGGGAGGGGAAAGCTACTGCTTTAGTAGTGGCATCAGTACAATTCCAAAGCCCAGTTTTTAATATCTTGATAGCATCAACTAAGCCTACAGTAAAACCAGAATATAATTTATCAGCTAGTAAATCTGCTAATAATGTTTGAAAATCTAAATTAGGTGTTGCTCTTGTATAATTTAAAATATGAAATAAGCCTAAAGATTCTAATAAAAATTTATGAGAAGCTTCATCATCACTACCGTATGCCCCCTCTGTAGCGGTATATAAATCATTTACCGAACTGTCTGTACCTAAAGCTATTTGAGGTAATAGAGTTTCTGTAAGAAAAGTTTTAAATTCTCCTGAAGTGTTATAATTATCTATCTCATAGCCTAATGGTTTTAAGATAGATAAATCAAATTCAGAATGAGTTATTTCAGTTAATTTATTTTGCTTTATTAAATAATTTACTAACTTTTTACTGTATCCTTCACCAGCATCCCAATCTAGAAGGCTACTAAGACTAAGAGGAAATGAGCTAAGAGGTTGTATAAAAAAGTTATTTTTTACAAGATTAAGCTCCGTAGTTAGTATTTGTGCTACTAAATCTGTGGAGTCGGTTGCAGACTCCTTATCTAAACCCTTGTAATAAGAAGGGGTTATAACCTGGAGTACATCAACATAATTTCTCTTAAAAGATTTAGACATAGTTAAGAGTTATGTTAAAGTTATTTAACTGAAGAATTTCGTTAAACTCTAAGGTTATGGGTTTTTCATAATTGGTAACTTCCGCTAACCTTACCTCTGGTATAGCTGTAAAAATTTCTCTTGAAATATCTTGAGGAAAGAAGCTTTCCCCGAATTCTCTATTTGATACATTGAAATAATCTAAAACGATTCTTGACGCATTAGCTTTAATAGATGCCTCTTTATTTTGAAATTTTGTATCTACAGTAAGCTGAACAACAATATCAATAGTTCTTATAAGACCATCTACAATTACAAGCTCATCTGTCATCATCTTTTTGGGCTCCATTTCATCTAAGAGATCACCTTTAAATGCTATAGACGCTTTTTGTAGTTGAGTGTTGGAAGCCTTCTCAACAATATAAACATCAATAATATTAGCAGAACTATAAGCATCTCTTGTAACTGCTATAGCCTTACCAGAAGCCCCAGTAGATGATTTAAAAGTATTAGAAAATGAAATATAATCATCTAATGAAACTAGACGATCTTGTTGTTTAAAAGTTAATTGGGAATATTTTTTAGTATGCTCAATACTTTCAGAATCTAAACCACCCGTAAAAGGTAGAATGTTTGTAACATTTATAGTTTTTGTGTCAGCAGTTGTTGTATTCTCGTTAATAGCCCCAGTAGAAGCGTTACCCCTAATACCACCACCTACTCTATAGTTTATTGTATATGTTGACCCAACAGGTGGTAAGGCGGCAGTAATACCATCACCAAAAAGAACCTTTACTGAAAAATCTGGGTTATAAATTACTTCAAATGCTAATTGATTAGATGATGAAGTTGACAAAAGAGATTGAACTTCCTTATAAGGGTTTGATGTTGCTGAATCCCCTGTATCAATAAAAACTTCAACACTCCCATCAATTACAGGAGAGTTAGTTAAAGATACAGATTTAATTACATCTACATCTGCAAATGTATTAGTATCAACAACTAAAGTACCTTCTACCAAAACCACATTGGTCCATGTTTGCCCATTTGTATCATCAGATTCAGCATAAGTTAATTCAATATTATTACTACTATCAATATCAAGTATTTTACCATTTTGTATTTTATACAAAACATAATTTACCGTAGCTCCATCAACATCTGAAGTTCTTGAAAAAACCCTATTTTCTACTGGGATAGTTATAGATTCTCCTGTTGAAAGGGGTCCACCTTCTAAAGTAATTAAAGTCTGTGCTGCGGCTGAACTAGGTCCTCTAAATTTTACCCCAATTAATTGAAGAAGCTTTCTAATATTAGTTGGATTTTTAGCAGTCTTTAAAAAAGACTCATGAGCAAGCATATCAGCCTTCATAGAAAGAACTGCTCCCATATAGGATACCAATTCTATAAACATCATTCCTAAATCAGATTCAGAAAACAAGTTATAGTCCAAAGGATATACAGCCTTAATATAATTAATTAAAGACTCCCTAAGGGACAAAAAATCAGTAGCAGCAAAATCTATAAGATTTGATTTATCATCATCCTTGAATAAAATTAACTTTAAGAAATCAGAGGAAACAGTTGTGTAGGGAATATTTGTCATATTGTAAACTCCAAAGGTAGCGTCTGATTATTTTCCTTATTTCTTACAGACAGTCTAATTATTATTGTAGGTAAGCTTGCAGAAGCAAAAGGGTCATCTACCTCTTCAGAAAAAACAACAATTTTTAATATTACAGCATTTTCTATGTATTTTGAAAACTGATTTTGTATCTTTTTTTTAATTTCATCAATTAATTGAGGAGTTAGAGGCTCAAATAAATATGAATTTAAGTTTAAACCAAAAGTAGGAAGCATTACCCGTTCCCCAGGAACGGTATAAACTAACTGTCTTATTTGACCTACTAAAACCTCATTGTCCGTTGATTTTGAAAAAAGTTTATTTCCTGATCCTATGGGAAGTCTAAGTCCTATAAATTTAGATCCCAGAATATCCTTGACAATTTCACGGGTGTTAGAGGGTGCTAGAGTTCCATAAGTAGTTAATGTCATTGAATCTTAATGTTTTGGAAGAATGCCTTATGAGCATTATAATTAGTAGTTATCTCCTTTGTATCTAGTGGTTTATCATAAATTTTAAAGCTTCCTACTCTACCCCCCAAAGCACTGCTAAACCCGTGAGACCCTAATACAGAGGCAGACCCTCCAATAGAAGTACTACCCATAAAGCCTCCTGAGCTAGTAGAGTAAGTTATAGGGGTTCCGTCAGTCCACCCACCACCAATAATCCAAGGAGTAAAGAAGGTGTCATTACTTGGTCCATTATCAAATACAGAAGTAGCACTAGTATTAACATTAACTTCGGAATAATAAAAACTTGAATTATCCCCTGTGCTAATGAAGGAAGGTACTCTAGGAGGTGTTTTGTATTCTGTTCCAAAAGTAGTGCTTAAAGATTCTGTTGCCAATATCTCATTATTGAGATATACGCTAATAAGGTCATTTTGTACATCAAACGAAACATTCATATGCACATAAGTAGACGATAGATCCCCAAAAGTATACCCAGAAGCGGTTTGCCTTGTATGAGGTACAATCATGGAATCAAAAGTTGTTAAAGTAGACTCACACGAACCTGACCTAATAAACTCAACAGAATTATTACCATTTGAATCCTGTATTGATTGTGTAGGGGCTATAAAGAATGCGAAACTTGAAGTAGTATCATCGCTTGCCACACCAGGGTAATTCAAGGAAATGTCTATATCACTACCCCTAGAGGTGGTAGTCCCTATAGTTTTCATTTGAGGATCCCTAGTAAAGCCCATAACCATACCTCTTACAGTATCACTATTCTTATTTCTAGGCATAATATCAGGGTTTCCTGTATAAGACCCACCTGTATTCTCATTAGCTAATATAAGTTTATAGTAATTATAATCAAGCCAAGCCCCTTTTGAATCCTCATTTATTTGTGAGTTTCCTGTTGGTGCTGGTAATGTTCTCTTCTCAAACCTATTATAACCTTGAGCAAACCCTTTAGGCATATGCAACCAGAAATCAAAAGAACATCCCCTAGTATTAAACATTAAGTCTTGCATTCTTTTACTGCTGGGAAGTCTAAGGTAACTTCCTACATCGGTAGGTTGTAGTAAAGACCCAGACGCTTCAAAAGATACTACCCCATCAAGTAAAGGTATACCAAGCCCTTGAGAGAAGACTTCTGATGGAGATCTACCTACTAATTGTGCGTCCTGAGTTGAATCATTATTACAGCTAATAACATTAGTTGCTGTAGAATTTGGGGATTCTACCTTAGCATCTAAAAAGCTATAAACAGCCACTAAATTATCCTTAGATATTGCATCTGAAATAGTTAATGCAGGCATTATAGTGGAACTAGCGGAAGGTACATCAGCAAACACCCCAGTCCCTATAGGAGCTATGTTTAATGGTGTTAAAGAAAAGGTGTGAGCTTTTGTTACTTGCCTAACAAATATAGGCTTAACTGGTAGGATGATCCCACTTACCTCTCCATGGTCCAAAACCAATTTCTTCTGCTTCTGGAACCCTACCTCCAAGTTTAAATTAGATAAATAACTGAAATCATTTACTGGTATTTTTCCTGGTGGGAAGGTTTTATCATACCCAAATAGGTCGTAGGCTTTTACAGCAACTTCTATCTGCTTTTTCCTTTTTCTAATCTTTCTGTCAAAGGTTTCTATCTCAGCAAATATACTTTGTTGAATGTTATGAATAACGGCAGAAGTGGCATCATACCCAGAAGCTATTAAATTCTGTTTATCCCTTTCCATATCAGTTATAATCTTAGACTTATTCCCTTTAAGAACACTTAAAGTATGATCTGCGTTATAATGTTCTTGTAGGAATTCACTATCATCAGGTATCTCAATATCGAAAAGAGTACCAATGTAATTGTCTATATCCCCTAAAGATACTTTAGTTCCTTTACCCCCTAAGTTAGGGGAATGATCCAATTTCCACTTTGAAGTGTCAGGCACAAAATCCAACCCACTAATATCAGCTAAAGTAGGTACTTCAGATCCACCAAAATAATCCCTAGTCTGTGAATTGTAGTAAAGACCATCTATTGATAAAAGAAAAGAACCATTTTTGCTTTCAGGAGGTCCGAAAGTTAATCTAAATAACTCCCCCTCTTCTTCAGTATCGCTGTCTGGGTCGAATATAACCCCATTTTTTCTATCAATTATAACAGAACCAATCATCTCCAATAAATTTATAGCTTTATCTATAAATTGAGAACATTGCTCTAAAATAACTTCTTGCTCAAACAAATAAGCCTCTGTTTGAGCATTTGAAACAGGGTCAGTAGTTATGCTGTCTGCTACCTGACTCCTGAAGGACTCTAAACATGCTATAATGTCGTTAATTTCGTCTATAGTGGCATTTATAGTTGATTGGGCTTCTTGTATAAACCCAATACCTGCCCCTACAGCACCCAAAAGACCATCCATGAAGGAGCCTAAACCTCCTAAACCTGAATCTAACCCCCACTCGTATGTTCCATCCCCGTCTATATCCTCCATACCTATTAAATCAAAAATAGAATTTTTAACACCTTGGGCAGCAGTTTGCGCTGCAATTATACCTTTATTTATGCCTGCTGATAAAGCAGCAAGAGCATCCCCAGGCAATAATTGTAAAATTTCCATTCCTAAATTGAAAATACATGGAGGTAAACCAAAAGTAGGAAGAGTCCCTGCCCCAAGAGGAACTCCAACTAACCAATCAGTGCTTAAAGGATTAATAGGCATTATATGTTTTTATTGTCTTGTTTTGGGATGAAGCCTGCCCCCGCAGGGGTAACTGGCTGCAAGTTAACCTTGCCTCCAGGAGCAGATATATTAATATCTCCTGTCTCTGCATGTATATCTATACCATTAGAGGCCCATATCATGATTTTACCACTGCTTTGGTCAACTCCTACATTTGCTACCCTGCCATCAGATACAATCTCAATTCTACCTCCTGTTTTTAGCTGAACAACCCCTGTCCCGTGTGCTGGGTTAGTTCTTACAAATACGGCGGGTTTTGCTTCTGGTGCAAGTGGGTTAGCTGCATTAGCATTTATATTAACAGTGTTATGCCAACTTTCAAGTAAAATATCCCCCTTCTTTTTATTAAAAGGGTTAAATATATCAGAACCGTCAACATCCCTTTTAGCTTTATTTTGTATATTTATTGTATTACCGTCAACGGAATTGGATATGGTTATTTCTCCTATAGTAGATTTTAAAATCATGTTTCCGTATGATTTAACAACAAAGGCATTAGGCCCTTGTCCAAAAATATTCTTTTGCCCAGACATTTTTAAAACGACCCTAGGAGACTCAGTACCAGTTTGTAAAAGTACCCCACCAGTACTAGAGCTTCTACCTAACTTTATTTTATTACTACCTGCGTAAAACTCAGCATAATTTCTCCTAGTTACCCCAAGGTCTCCCCCTTCACTATTCTCATAAACAAATTCTATACCTCCATCATGGTGATCCCGTATTCCAACGGTATCTTTATACGAGTTTCCTGTTAGAAACTTAGTAGACCCTTTTGGATAATTAGGTAAAGCACCTTTATGCCCAAGTGCCGAACCTATAATGGTCGATATATAGAAATATTCAACAGCACTTCCATCATCGGTAGTAGCTACAAGTATAACATCCCCCTTACGAGGGTAAGCTGTAAACCCTCCCTGCCCAGGCAGTATTGAATTAAAAGGAGATGTGTAAAATACATTAATAGGTTCTTTTTCTCTTAATAACTCTGCTGGTATTGTCATATTATTAGAGGGATTCAAAGTACTTGTAACTTTTGCTTTTAGTAATTTCATTATTTATTTTCCTATTA